GGGGTCAACGTCACCATCCTCCAACGTAACGTCAGCCGTGTAAGAGATTAGCTGCGTGCCAGGGGTCTTTCGGATGGGCCGCATGATGCCCAGAATGGTGCGAAGCGCATCCCAGTTATCGTTAAACCGGGTAACAAAGTCCACCTCGCGGGCGGTAACGCTGGTATAGGTATTGGGGAGAGAATCCCTCGGATTAGTCAAGCTTTCAACTTTCGTAGCAGCCATTTAATTCAGTCCTTTCATGTAATTTGGTTTTCCATGAGCACCTTTTGACGCTCTGCGGCAGACATGATATACCGGCCATGATCATCCTTTTTGTAAATGTCCGCCTTGGTCATTGCACTCCCGCCGCTATTTACAGGAGGTGCGGCAGTCTGCGCTCCCTGGGTGGTTGTGGTTTGGATAAAATCCGACCACTCACTTTTGATGCTTTCTGTGAGCTTGTCCACATCCTTGACAGCACCCTTGTCATCCAGCTCCACGCTGTCCACATCAGACACACGAAGCACGGCATCAAGGCGTTTGTCGCTCACCCCGGCTTGTTTCAGAAGTTCCCGGTATGCCTTTTCCTTGGCGGCACGGGTCTCCTTCTTGGCCTGTTCGCTCTTGTAGTCCTCAAATTCCTCTTTGATGGCCTCGTATTTAACCTTCCAACTGTCCTTCTTTCCAGCCTCAAGGTCATTCTGCGCTTTTTCGAGCTGCCGCTGTACCTCGGGCAGTGTTTCCGCATCGGCCTTATACTTTGCCACATCGGCTTTCAGGCCCTCCACGGTTTCGGTGTGCATATTGATAATCTCGTCGATTTTCTCGTCCTCAATGCCCATAGCCTTGAGGGCCCGTCTGGTAAGTGCGATAAGTCATTCCTCCTCTTCGTATTTCCATGCATAATTTCCAGCGCTTTTGCTCCATCCAGACAACGCATTGTTTATTGCTTGCCTTGAAATCCCTGTAATGTCAGCAGCGTATGAAATGCTTTTGTACTCGGCTACTTTTTCGCCGCCCAACGTATATTGGGAAACCTTTTTCGCCTTGCTGTAATCGATGTTGTGCTGTCTGGAACACCACTCCAGATTTTCTACACGGTTATTACTTGGGTTTTCGTCTTTGTGATTTACTTCTGGAAGATTTTCTGGATTGTCAAGGAACGCAAGCGCAACCAGTCGATGAACTGAAAAACTATTATGAACATTGTTTTTTGACAAATGAACGAATTTATATTTCCCGGCCCTGGTTCCTTGCTTAAGCAGCTTTCCACTTACCCTGAACGACCCCCTTCCATTGTTTATAACCCTCGGGAGAGAAATTACTTCGCCCTCATCGCTCACTGCATATAATCCTTCATATCCAGCGACTTCTCGCCACATCGCCATAATCAGTCTCCTTTTCTTCGGCCCCGTTCCTTTGGGGGCGACTGTGATATAAAAACCGCTGTGCTTCGCGGTGTTTACCAAAAGGAAAAAGCGTGGGCAACCAACTACAATTTGTAGTCAGTTACCCACGCTCGGGTCTTCCGTCTCAACGCTTAGAGCCGGGAGCAATATTCATTTGATTTCGGATATTCCGCCGTTTCCACCCTTGTTTTTGATAAATCAATAGAAGCACATTCCGTCTTTAATCGCTCATTTTCTCGGATTAGGTCAGCCACTCGCTTTTGATTGGCATTCTCGCAAAAATCCTTCCACCAATTGCTCACATTCTCACTTCCTCCCGCTTGATATGTATAATTTTAACACCATCCTTCACGGGAATCAACTCTATTCTGTCCCCTTTTGCAAGGATGGCCTCAATGGCTTTGATTCGCTTTTCATCCATCATGCGTTCTCCAAACTATCTTCAAGAATGTCTCTATATTCTTGTGTATGGTCTTTTGCCGCTGGTACAATAAATGGCCTTGCCGGGTTTCCTGCTGTCCAGTGCCAATTCCCCTCGTCGTCCTGATAGACCCACGGTGGACTGCCACCCGCAACATATTTGCCAGTACCTAATTCCACATAGGGTGCGTACTCAACCCCTTGCACGCCAACATATACTTCCTCTCCGTCTACCAGATAAGAGACATGGCTTGCAAGGTTCCCAGTGTCCCACGCCTTTTGGTCCCTCAATGACTTTACAGCGTAATTCACCGCTTTTTGCCCGATAGATTCCATCCCCCGCTCTAAAGCGTTTTGGAACGCAGCCAAAATCTCTCCGCTGTTGTCCTCGAACGTATATTCAAAACCATGCGTTGAAAACGTCTGCCTTGCCATTATTTCACCCTCTTTATTTTGGCTCGTTTCTTTTGTTCATCAGTTAAAATCGACTTAAAGCCAACCGTTTTACGTACACAACTGCAGCGGCAGTTATAAATATTCCATCCGCTTGCGCCCATACTCTTGTCTCTTGGGAACATCATTTTTTCCCCTCCGACATTAAACGGCTCATCTTCCTTTTTCTTCTGTCCATCCGCTCTCATGTGCGCAGGGCGTGTCCATGCGTCATGCCCTGATACCCATTCCTTTTCTATAATTGCCCCTTTGCTTTTCAGGTCGTCTGCTGCATCTTGCCTCCCAGCCTCCATAGCAGTCAAGGTTGCCGTTCTTGCGGTTCGCAGTGCGCTTGCTCGGTTCATTTCCGGGATACGGGCCTGTAAATCAGTTGCTATCTTTCCAATGCTCGCACCTGTTAAAAGCCCACGGGTCACCGTCTTTGTAATTTGT